TTATGATGAGCGTACTAATCTATATAGTATATCAGCACGTACTCGTGATGAGTCTAAATTAGCTGTTGAACCTAACTTACATGAGAAGCTTGTACAAGTTGTTGAGAGTAATGAATTAGTAACAAGTGCTGGTGGTCATAAGTTCGCTGGTGGTGTATCATTTGTTGAAGGTATTAAAGTATCTCAGATTATGGATATTATTAAAAATGAAATTCATCCATTAATGGATACAGATTTAAAATGATTATAAAAATTAGAAAAGGTAATAATCATATAGCTTATGAAGAAAGTGACAAATCTGTAGATTTGCGATACCATAAGGATATTATATTCGAAGTTCTTGAGAAACTTATCCACGAACTGAATAATCTAGATGATGAGATATAAAATGAAATCAGCAACAATGTTAAAACTCTGGCTATCTTTAATCGTATTTGGTAGTATATTAGGTATATCAATAGATGAAGCATATTCAGATACCTATATGGACGTATATGTAAATAGCTATGACCTAAGAGATAGTATGAGTGACCTTGTTGATAACTCTAACGGTGGTATTGTAATAGGTTATAAACATAAAGATATTAATGTATATATTGAGTATGAAGATAGAATTCATAGCGACAAATATAAACTTTATACATTAGGATTAAAATATAAAATTAATAATAGTACACGACTAATAGTTGAACGTGCTTATGATGATGTTCATCAAGTGAGTGCTAATGTTGTTGTTTTAAAATATAGGGTGTTTGGAAAATAATGTTAGATATGTATCTTAAAGCTAAAGATTTAAGAAAAGCATTGGAAAATGTCCCTGATGATGTTGATGTTATGTATCAACGTATTGAAGATGTATATTTTGAAAAGCATGGATGGGAACCAGTACCAATGTTATTTGAAAACGATGACTCTGATTACATACCTGCTTTCTCAGCTTATCTACATAGAGATAAAAATATATTTGTTATTAATGCTCACTACTAGGATGTATCATGAAACAAAAGAAAAAAACAGTAAAACATAATTTCTTAGAATTTGGCACAGAAAGACGTGTGTATCTAGCTAAAATTGATGAAGGTTATTCTGTAGCGTTTGAGCGTCCCTTACAAGAAATAGATAAAGGTGAAGCTCCACAATTTTCTAAAATTCATGATGATAAAGTAATCACACATATGGCATTAACAGAAGATGCTCTAGAAGCTTTACTTCATCTATATAATGAACATAAAGGGTATAATGGTACGTCATTAACATATACTTTAAATATAATGTCTAACCTACTTAACAAAGCGGCATCTATAAATGATAGCAATAAACATACCTGATAGACGTATCCGATTCATTGGAGGTCTAACCCAAAATGAAAAGAGAAAATTATTAGAACAGGTGTGGTATGGAAACAATATATTTTTATATTATATATTTCCAATATACGAAGGAAGAGAAATACGAGATTTAATTTACTTCGAAAAAGATATGAGTTACTACCTATGAATTTATTAGAAATTATTAGACCTTGTTATGATGAACCACATAGATTCTATCATAACATGGATCATATTAACTTTATGTTAGAACGTGGTAAAAATTTATTAAACCGCGAACAGTATGTTGCTGTTCTATTCCATGATATTGTTTATGATCCTAAGAGAAAAGATAACGAAGAACAATCTACTTCGATGATGTATAAAATGTTAGATGAGGGTTACCACACTATGAAAGAATGTAGTGGTGAAGCTGTTGATGTTATTGCTAACATTATATTAGATACTAAAACACACAAAGCTACTAGACCTGAATCAGAACTTGTACTTGATTTAGATTTGTTGGGTATGAGTGAAGAATATGGTGTCTTTATAACGAATAGTGATAACATAAGAAAAGAATTTTCTCACCTAACAGATAAAGAATGGACGATTGGCCGTTCATATTTCTTTAAAGAGTTATTAAAGAAACCTATTTTTGTGACTAAACATTTTTCACATCTTGAAAATGCGGCACGTAGAAATATTGAAAGAGAATTAAAATCATTATGAAAGCTTTAATAACAGGAAGTTTTGACCCCATCACGAAAGGTCACATGGATATCATATATCGTGCTGAAGAAATATTCACTGGCGAGAATTTAACTGTTGCTGTTATGGACAATTTAGAGAAGACAAATTTATTATCTCTCGACCAAAGAATGTCACTAGTAAGAGAATCATTACCTGAATATATTAATGTTATATCACATAAAGGTATGTTGAGTGATCTTTTTGATAAATTAGAATATCCATTAATTGTTGTTCGTGGACTACGTAACTCAATAGATTATGAATACGAAAAATCTGTAGAAGCATTTACTAAATTATTTAGTGTTAATACTATGTATATTAATTCTAGTCCAGAAACTCAACATATTAGTTCTAGTCTTATTAGAAATCTTATTAAAGCAAAAGCTGGTTATAGTATAATAAGTCCTTTGATGCCTGATGTAATGATATATGAATTAATGGAAAGATTTTTAGGAGAAGGTTAATGGATGTACCATTCACATGCAACGGATATAGAGTTGTTGAAAATCTTAGTATGACAGTAAATGGTGAACCAATAAAAGATAAACGTACATGGAAAGAACGTTTATTTTCTTTACCGTGGAATCCTTTTAAGACACATAACATTACTATACCTCAAATACCAAGCACAGAAGTTATTATGTTTGAAAATTCTATGATTATGCATCCTGAGATAGCATCGAAATTAAGAGATGCTTTAGAAAAAGATAAAGAAACAGAGATATGGAATCCCCCTGCTGGAACTAAACGCGGAAAAATAAAGAGATTAATATGATTATGTATACATTAGTATGGACACCTAATTTTTATGCCGAGCCGTTCCGATTAGAAACATTCAAAGATCATGATACTATGGCTGCTCGTTTATTTGAAATTAATGAAGCTAAATATGAAGATGTTAATTGGAGACTATATAATAGCATGGTTGATGATGATGAAGATATCATTCAAGAAGACTTAAAAAAGATTCTTTCTTATCATACAGAAGTTTCCGCAATGGAAATACATATTAATCCTAAATGGTATGGTGGAAGAGATTACCAAGAAGAAAATATAAAGCTTGCTCGTTTAGGTAAAATACTATTAAAGTATATTGATAGACTAAGTGATCCTGTTGAAGAATCAGAGATCACTGATGGTTATACTGATACTACTATTGATATAGTAAAAGAATTATTAGATGATTTTGAGGAAGAAATGAAATTACAATATGGTGATGATTGGTAAATGTCTTGACATTATCTACACATAAAGATATAATAACTGGATAACTAATATCAAGGTAACAACTAATGAAAAAACAAATTCTAAAAACAAAAACATTTAATAATAGTAAAGCATTTGAAAAGTGGCAAGATACTATTACTGCTACAATTCATCAAATTACTCCTGTTACTATTCCTAACAGTAAAGAACCACGTATCTTTATTGTATATGTAGAAGGTCATTCTACACAAGAACCAAAATAATGAACGATTTGAATTTTTCGATGATAGTCGAACAGCGTGTATTAGAAACTGGTTTATCTTATATAGATGCTATTATAGACCTATGTGAAACCCATGAGATTGAATTTGAAGTTCTAAGAAGCGCACTTAATAAAAATATAAAAGAAAAAGTTGAATTGGAAGCTAAACACTTAAATATGATGCTTGACAATGATTATGATTTATCTAAGTATGTCAATGCTCATAATAATATTAAAATAATATGTGTTGTTCATGGTAGTTTCTTACAAACTCCAAAGAAACATCTCGAAGGTGGTGGATGTCCTGATTGTTGTGGTAGAACTAAATTATCTTTTGTTGAAAAAGCTTCAAAAGTACATAATAATTATTTTGATTATTCTAATACAATATACAACGGGTCTAGAAATAATATTAATATAATCTGTCCTAAACATGGAGAGTTTATTCAAAGAGCTGACTCACACTTACGAGGGTCAACGTGTCCTATATGCTCTTTGAATATGAGAGAAACAGGTAATGGATATAATATAAAACCATCTGATCCTGATGCTAACGATATATGTTATCTATATAAAATAAAAATGTTATTAGGTGATGAGAAATTCTATAAAATAGGTATAACTAATGACATTAATAAAAGACATAGAAATATACATTCACAATCTAATTATAATATAGAAATATTAAATATATTAATAGACACTAGATACAACTGCTTCGTTCTAGAAAAGAAACTATTAAAGAAATATAAAAGAAAGAATGTTATGTATATTCCAAACATATCATTTGATGGAAGTGGTGAATGTTACAAAATGTAGGTGAACAAATGACAGGATATGAAGTATGGCAAAATTATTTACTCATAAAAACACATTTCACTAATGCTAAGTTTGATGCTACCAAATATAATAAACCTTCAGGAAAACCATCTACATATAATAAAAGAAATGATAAGAGTTTTTTTGAGTATCTTTCGAAACGCTTTAAAGATGAAGAAATAAAACCATTTTTCATATCTCAATTTATCAATGAAGATGCATATGTAATAGACATAGTAGACAATTTAGATGATTGTATAAAAACATTCCATAGTTTCAAACGTAGAATGTCTAGGCTTTTGTATATCTTCGAAAATGATTGTATCAACATTAAACGTTTTATGGAAGAGAAAGAATTATCTTTCAATGAAGTGTTTGATTCTAATAAAAATAAGTATCCTATCATTATGCGTTTAATGATGGAGAAATATATCTCTCTAGAAACTTACGTTATCTTAGAAAAGATTTTTATCTTATCTAAACAATATGACAAAGTATATCTAGAAGACCACATTTACGATGAGTATTCTTTACGAATTCGTAAGTACCTATGTTATTTTAAATCTATAGATGTATCTAAGTATAAAACTTTACTAAAGAGCATTTTTAACGGTTGATAAATAACATTACTATAATAGGCGAAGGGTGAATCCCGCTATGCCACAAATCAAAAAGGAAATAAAAAATATGAGCTTTGCTTCAATGAAAAAAAATACCATGTCTTTCGAAGAGTTATCTAACAAACTAGAAGACGCTGGCGGTGGTAGTAAAGGAAAATCGTATAACGATGAACGTCAATGGTATCCTAAGTTAGACGATCAAAAAAATGGTTACGCTGTTATCCGTTTTCTTCCAACATCCGATAAAGATGTTGATGCAAATGGTGAACCATTAGTACCATTCGCAAAATTATACAGTCATGGTTTCAAAGGTGAAACAGGTCAATGGTATTTTGAAAATTGTCCTACTACACTAGATAACGATTGTCCTGTATGTCAAGCTAATCGCGCTATCGTAGAATCTCACGGTGGTTGGGATACTACCCCTAAGAGTGCAAAAGACGGGCCTATCCGTAATCGTAAGCGTAAATTATCTTATTACAGCAACATCTATGTAGTGAGTGATCCTGAAACTCCTGAGAATGAAGGTAAAGTATTCTTATTCAAGTACGGTAAGAAAATCTTTGATCAATTGATGGAAGCTATTAAACCATCATTCCCAGATAAAACTCCTATTAAACCATTTGATATGTGGAAAGGTGCTAACTACAAATTAAAGATCCGTCAAGTTGAAAATCAAACCAACTATGATAGTTCTGAGTTTGAAGCTATGTCACAGTTCTTACCAACTAATGAAGAAATGGAAGCTGTGTATAATCAACAGTATACACTTAAAGATCTTAATGCTCCTGATAAGTTTAAAGAGTTTGTTGATCTTGAAAAACGTTTTAATCGTGTTGAAGGTGGAGAGAAATCTACAACTACAGCGGAAACGATTGATGAGAAATCTACAGCTACAGAAAAATCAGTAGCGGCTAAACCACAATTCAAGGAAAAAGAAGCTGAACCTACTAAAGTAGAAGAAGCTCCTAAAGAAGTGGATGATAATGGTTTTAGTGAAGATGATGATGCAATGAATTATTTTGCTTCATTAGCAGAAGATTAATCGTTCATAAATTGTGAACGATAGTACCCAATTTGGGTACGATAAGACCTAAAAAGGGACTCTTCGTGAGTCCCTTTTTTATGGAGCTAATTGAAGTATAGAAGTCTTCATAGAGTTATCAGGATTTCTCGCTGATGGTTTCAAATAATTAACGTTAGTTACATTATTAGTATTAGATGCATCTACTATAGCGTTAGTTAATTGTTCTTTAGGACGTGTAGCTTCTTCACGTTTACTTTTCTCTAACTGTGCTTGAAGGTCAGTTATGATTTTACTATTCATATCAGCTTTATCATTTTCCAATAAGAATTTTTGTAGTGTCTCATTCTCTTTATTAGATAGTTTTGCAATATCACCTTTAGACATTGTATCACTACCGATAAACTTATCATCTAATCCACCTTCATCTTCTAGTCTATCATAAAGTTTTCTACCTTCCGAGTCATCAGTAAATAGATTAGCTAAACTTGATCCTAATACTCCACCTAACTTACTTATTTGTTCGAAAATCATTTTAGGTATAACAGATAAGAATTCAAATAAACTTATAGCTAACTCTTTTGAAGCGTCTAAGAATTTATCACCTAAACCTGTAAATGAACCTGCGAAAGCATCCCACGCAGCGTCTATCTCAGAAGGTGTTCCATTAAAGAATGATGTAAGTAAATTAAATCCAGTTGATAATGTATCCCACATACCACCAAGAAATTCACCCATAGAAACTACAAATGGTTGGAATGTATCATAAACAAAACTTAATGAACTATGTACACCTTTAGCTAAAGGTTCTATATCAATTAATCCAAAAGTTAAACCTGAAAGTATACCACCAATTGAAGATGCTATCTTTTCAAAGGTAGATGCATTCTCACCAAATATTTCTGTTGCTTTATTAAAACCTGTAAATGCTCCAATAACAGATCCAATAAGAATTGCAATAGGCCCGAGGACTCTTAATAGCTTACCTAATATACCTGATAATGGTTTAAAGAATCCTACTATTTTTGAAATAGGAGATTTTAAAAACGCGACTAAACCTGTTGCTGTTATAACTAAACTTTGTTTTAATTTTTCAAAGAAACCCAAATCAGCGTCATCTTTATCTTTTGATTCATTTAGTGCTTCTAATAATTCGTTACGTCTTTCTTCTAAGCGCAAACGTTCTTCGTCACGTCTAGCTTGCTCACGTCTTTCCTCAGCGTCATTACCAGCATCCCATACATCTTTTATATCTTGAAGGTTATCTATAATCTGTTCGTTGTCTGTACGAAGTAGATCACCCATATCAAGATCGTCTGTACGAGCTTTATCGAGAGCTAGAGTAACTTCTTTTAATTCTTCTCGTTGTTCTTTTCTTTGTTGTGCTGCTTCTCTCTCAGCTTCGGTTATAGGTTCATCTTTATCGTCTGAACTTTTAAATAAACTTAGAACATCTTTACCCATAGATTCACCAATATCAACAATAGAACCTATTAACGGAGAATCAGCGAAAGTCGCACGAAAAGCATCATTAACTCCACCAACTAATTTTCTGGTAGAGCCGACAGTGTTCTCACTTGCTTCTTTAACTTTGTCAGTTAATTTCTTTATCGCACTAAGTTGATCAGCGGAGCCTTTCTTCTCGCCTCGTCTATCTTCTTCTTTATCAGCCATTATTGTTCCTGATGTTGTTTATTCTGTTCTTGTATTTTATTTATGATCATGTGTGTAAAAGCCTCTCTTTCAAAAGGTATCATATCTTCAAGCTCTGTTAATGTAATTCCAAATCCTCCCGAGATTATCTGGAAATTAAGCTTATAAAATCCAATAATAGTCTCATCTCGGAAGCCTATGCTAAAAAATCATTTATACCTTTTAGCTTTAGAGTATTCTCTTTATTACAAGATGAGCAATTGAAATCTATATCGAGTTCTAACGAAGGGACGTTTTCAAAATAATCTTTTATATCTTTGAATTGGTCATCGTTTAATGATTCAATAAATTCCATCAACTCTTCTTTATCTTGATCTTTAGCTTGATGAACTTCGTCACCTTCATATACAGATTCAATAGATTCTACAATAACATCAAATACAGATTGTGCATCCATGTCACCTGAGATAACACCAGTCAATTCATATGATGGTGCTTTCATTTGTAATCCGATATCAGATGTTAACTTAATAACATTGTCTTGATCTTTGTTTATAACTTTAACTTCCGTTAAGTTAGCTTGCTTATCGTTTACTACCCCACACTCACTACATTTAAAAGAGTAGTCTGCGGTCTCACCTTTAGATTTAATTCTTAAATATAAAAACATATATTCAATATCAACTAATGCCATTGTTAATGGGTCGAGTTTATCAAAAGTACAGTTACGGATTATCTGTTCTACCGCAGATCTCATATCTTCATCGTCTTTAGATTCCATAGCCATTAATAATAGCTTTTCTTCTTTAACTAGGAATGGACGGTACTTTACTTTTTTCTTACTTGATGGTAATGTTATTGAATATGTTGGAGCGTTTAACTTTGGTAGAGCCATAATGAATATCCTCATTAATTAAATTAATTATACTATAAACATATTTATGTCTGGTTTTTATACAATATATGAGAAAGTTCTTGACATGGTAATATAACTAAGAGATAATAGAACCTGATTTGAGAGGAGATTCGAATGAAAGTTACGATTTTACAGAAAGGTGGTTCAAAGAATCACGATACCATTGAGGACGCTGTGCGCTTCTTTGCGAAGGAATTGATGTCCACTCGTATGACTAACACCTTAACTATTCGAGTCGCTATGCGCGTTACAGGACGTGCTAAGAAGACTACTAGAGGTCATGTTCATATGCTTGCTAATGGATCTACCGCTCAAAAGGTATATAATATCAATATTGACCGAGATATGCATCTTGCATCTCAGCTACAAGTTCTTGCCCATGAGATGATTCATGTACAGCAGATTGCTACGAAACGCTTCCAACAACGAGTATGGAAGTCTGATAGGAAGTTACATGTACGTTGGGAAGGTGAAGATATTGGTGAAGGTTTTAAGCTCCCATATCGTGAGCAACCGTGGGAAGTTGAAGCATTTAATAACCAATTAAAATTATCAGGTAAATTTTGTGATGTTTTAGAAGCGAATTGGTTAAAATGTGCTTGACACGAAATATAAGTGTGGTATTATAAGTATTCACTTGAGGAGAGATTGAGAATGATTACAGAGACTAAGAAATCAGCAGTTGCTTTTTATTTAAGATGTTGGAATGGATGTGCTTCATTAGAGCAACAAGCTGAACGCGTTGGTATGACTGAGAAGGAAGGTAGACGTGTTTTTGTTCTCGGACATAAGGTATATTCTAAATCATTAAAAGCTTGACATGGTATTTTACTCATGTAATAATAGAACCTGATTGAGAGAGGGAAGAAAAATGAGTAGAATGAAAATTGATGAATTATTAGCTGATATAGACATTTCAAATAATGGATATATCTGGCGACCTACTGAAGCACAATATAAATGTGCAAAATACTTTCCTGATATCGTTGGAATTGATAGAGATTGTATTAAACGTGTTGAAACTATTATTGAGAGGTTTTAGATTATGAGTAATAAAATTCTAGGTTTAGGAGCTGATGTATATCGTAGTGGAGATTATGATTGTACTAATGGTGGTCTTAGTTCCGCTTATGACCGTGGCGTGATTACTGGTTATGGTATTAATGAAGATTCTGAGATTTTTTCACCTGATGAAGAAAACCCTCATTATGTAATTGTTAGAGATATCTGTTGTGGAAAAGAACGTCTACGTGCTATCCCTGCTG